CAACGCAATCTACTATAATCTATATTTTAGGATAACTCTATGTTACAAAAAGTTAATTTTTTACCAGGATTTAATAAGCAGTTAACGGCATCACAAGCTGAAGGTCAATGGATTGATGGCGATAATGTAAGATTTAGGTATAATACACCTGAAAAAATAGGTGGTTGGTTACAGTTAGGTGAGAATGAAATTACAGGTGCAGCAAGAGCCATGCACCATATTGTTAATAGAGCAGGTACTAAATTCTCTATTATTGGAACTAACAGAATTTTATATGTTTATACAGGTGGTGTCTTTTATGACATTCACCCTATTAAATCTACAAACACTTTAACTAATGCCTTTACAACCGTTAATGGTTCGGCATCAGTTACTATTACATTTTCAACAGCTCATAATATTAATGCCAAAGACATTGTCTATTTAGATAACTTTACAACAATTACAGGTTCAAATTATACGGCTGCAGATTTTGATGATAAGAAGTTTATGGTAACTTCAGTTCCAACTTCTACAACTATAACTATTACTATGCCAACAGCTGAAACTGGCGCAGGTGCAACAGCATCTGGTGGTATTAGAGTTCAACATTATTGGCCAGTGGGCCCTGCTCAACAATTACCAGGCTTTGGTTATGGTTTAGGACAATACGGTGGAACAGTATCTGGAGAAGCAGTAACAACTTTAAATGGTAGTATTGATGCTATAACAACAACCATTGTCTTGACAGACGCATCTCAGTTTCCATCATCAGGTACAAGTTACGTACAAATAGGATCAGAAGAAATATCTTACACAGGTAAATCTGGTAATACTTTAACAGGAGTTACTAGAGGAGTTAGAAATACAACAGCAGCTTCTCACACATCAGGTGATTCAGTTACTAATTCATCAGATTACATTGCTTGGGGCGAAGCAGCTAGTGGTGACTTTGTAGTTGATCCTGGCTTATGGTCCATTGATAATTTTGGAGATAACGTAATAGCTTTAATTCATAATAGTTCTTGTTTTGAATGGAATTCAAATGCACTTAATGAAGTACAAAATAGAGCAACGGTTATTGCTGGTGCGCCAACAGCATCAAGAGAAATGTTAGTATCTACACCAGATAGACACTTAGTATTCTTTGGAACTGAAACAACTATTGGTGATCCAACAACTCAGGATGATATGTTTATTAGATTCTCTAATCAAGAAGACATTAATACATATGATCCAACAGCTGTTAACACAGCAGGTACACAAAGGTTATCTGACGGATCAAGAATTGTAGGAGCAGTTAGAGGTCGTAACGCTATTTATGTTTGGACGGACACGGCTTTATTTACAATGCGTTTCGTAGGTGCTCCATTTACATTTGCCTTTGAACAAGTTGGAACTAACTGTGGTTTGATTGGTGAATCTGCGGCCATTGAAGTAGATGGTGCAGCTTATTGGATGTCTGATAACGGTTTCTTTAGATATGCAGGTAATCTTGAATCTATGGTTTGTTTAGTTGAAGACTATGTATTTGATGATTTAAATACAACAGCTAATCAATTAATTACAGCTGGATTAAATAATCTATTTGGAGAAATTACTTGGTTCTATTGTACAGCTGGATCAACAATTGTTAACAGATGCGTAACTTATAATTATTCTGAATCATCACCACAAAGACCTGTTTGGACTACAGGATCATTAGCTAGAACAACTTGGGTAGACTCTGCTGTATTTGGTAAACCTCATGGCACAGCTTATGATAGCACTGGAACTTCTTACGATGTAATTGGTAATACAGATGGTTCAACAGTTTACTATCAACACGAAACAGGAACAGATCAAGTTAGAGCTGGTGCAACAACAGCAGTAGCTTCTAATATTCAATCTGGGGACTTTGATATTTCTGCACAAGAAGGATTAGCAGGATCAGGTGAATACATGATGAAGATTAGAAGATTCATTCCTGACTTTTTATCACAAACAGGTAATACACAAATAACATTAAACTTAAGAGACTATCCAAATCAATCACAAGCAAGTTCAGCTTTAGGACCTTTTACGATTAGTTCTTCAACAACTAAAGTAGACACAAGAGCAAGAGCTAGATTAGTTGCTTTAAAAGTTGCTAATACAAGCACTTCTCAGGATTGGAAATTAGGTGGATTTAGGTTAGATATACAACCAGACGGAAGAAGATAATGGCAAAAATTGTACAGACATTAACTAGACCTAGTAAAATTTATGATCAAAGAGTTGCTGATGCACAGGTTAGAGATTTAGACGCCTTGATTCAAAAACTAAATTCTACATTTCAACAAGATTTAAAAGAAGAACTAGAGAGAAAAGAACTCTTTATGAATAGGTATTAATATGAGTTGTTTTAATGTAAATGGTAATGATGGTGGTGTAATTATTAAAGATGGTGTTCCGTCATCTTATGCTTATGATGCATTTGGAAGAATAAGAGTTTCTAATCCTTATACCTTATTTGATTCAAGTCATAGATACGCAGATAATGGAAAATTTGCAACAGCTACCACAGGAACAGCTACCGCTACTTTTAATGCTAACGAAGGTCTTATTGATTTAGATGTGGGCACTGCTTCAGGGGATGAAGTTTTAAGAGAAAGTCAGGTAGTATTTGCTTATCAACCAGGTAAGTCTTTATTAATAATGAACTCTTTTACATTTGATACTGCTAAAACTAATTTAAGACAAAGAGTAGGTTACTTTGGAAGTGATAATGGTTTCTATTTAGAACAAAATGATAGCACTATAAGTCTTGTTAAAAGAAGTAAAGTTACAGGATCTGTAGTAAACACAGAAGTTACTCAAGCTAATTTTAATACAGATAAATTAGATGGTACAGGGCCAAGTGGATTTACTTTAGATCTTACCACATCTCAATTAATGTTTATGGATATGGAGTGGTTAGGTGCAGGATCGGTTAGATTAGGTTTTGTAATAGAAGGTCAATTTATCATAGCTCATAGATTTGATTGGGCAAACCAAAGTACTAATACAGGAACTTATATCACGACTGCCTCTCTTCCTATAAGGTATGAAATAACTAATACGGGAACAGTAGCATCTGCATCACAATTAAAACAAATCTGTTCAACCGTTATATCAGAAGGCGGATATGAAATGAATGGATTACAAGGTGTTGCAGGGACTCCTATTAATAGTGCTTATACTTTAACTACAGCTGGTGTTTTTTATCCACTAGTCAGCATTAGATTAAAATCAGCTAGACTAGATGCAGTAGCTCTTATGAGTGCAATGTCCACCATTGGAACAGGAAATAATATTTATTATAATTGGAAAATTACAAGAGGTGGAAGTATTACAGGAGGAACTTGGGTTTCTGGTGGAACTAATTCTGCAGTTGAATATAATATAACAGGAACAGCTTTCACATCTACAGGTTCTGTAGATTTAGCTTCTGGATACAATGTATCTAGTAATCAAGGTGGTGGAAGCACAGATTTATTAAAAGAAGCATTATTTAGATTTCAGTTAAGGAGAAATTCTTTTACTAGTACACCTGAAATTTTAACTGTATTACTTGCAACTGATACAGGCGGAAACGATGGTTATGCATCTATGGACTGGGAGGAGGTTACTAGATAATGGCTAATAGATATATAAATAAATTTTACGATCCATCAGATACAACACAAGTATCTTTGTATACAGTACCCTCTGATTCAAGGGCCATTGTCCAAAACATACAAGTCGTAAATGAATCAGGTAGTAAAACAGTTAAAATATTTATTACCGATAGTTCTGCATCAACTACTTATCAAGTAGGTTATGCAAGTATCACGGGCCCAACAACATGCAACATGGCCAAGGGACCACTGATCTTGGAAGAGAGCGATGTATTATTATTACAAACAACCGATACAGCAGGCATTACTGCTGCAATATCAATACTAGAATTTGATAGAACATAGGAGGAAAATGGAAGACATCAAATCACTTAAGATAAATGGACAAGAAGTGCCATTAGTTAAACCAGCAGAAGTTATTATAACTTTAAAAAATAAGAAAACTGGAGAAATTTACAAGGATGAAGAGGCTCTAAAACAGGCTAATATACCTGCAGAAGATGTGCAAAGAGATGTATTAGTTAAAATGCCAAGGCTTGATTTATTTGGAAAAACAAAGTAAAGTTAAGATTTACAGGTTTTATTCCTGCTTTACTTCAACTAAAAATATATAAACTATGAGTATAACAAGATCACAAATTGCAAGACAGATGTATGCTAATGGGGCTTTAGTAGACCCTAGAATGGCTAATACATTAGAACAGAATATTGCAATTAATAATGCAAACGCTCAAATTAATCAGGCAATGAGATCACCTGATGGTCTTAAATCTTTATATGATCAATATGGAATAAGTAATGCAGATCGATCTAGACTTTCTGGTGGTATGGCAAGTAGAAATATGAATATGGTTTTACAAAACAGAGAAGAGCTTGCTAAACAATTAGCGGGATTACAAAATCAAAATGTTGTGTATTCATCTTACAGAGAACCACCTAAACCACCAACTGATATGTTTGGGATACTAATATCAGATCATGATAAATATGGTGTTGGTTCGGACCCAACA